TATGTTTACTTATTCTATCCATTAATTAGTACTTGCTCGTCTTGGTCTGTTAATCCTATCTATTGTATTTTGTATTTCTAAACGAGTAGCTTTTATTTGCAGAGATATATCAGCTACATACTGCATTCTTACTCTGCCAGATTCATCCATAATAACAATTACAGGCACAGCCATAATTTTATTTTGAACCTCTTTAGGTTGGTCTTTTAAGTAACTAAACTTTACAATAGCACCAGTAATGTCACTTAAATCGTAGTTATTCTTTTTATTCCATTCTGCATTTATTTGCAGAACTGTTACGTCTTGACTATATACAAAGCCCGCAACCAATACACATATCGCACATAATATATTTTTCATTTACTTATTATTTCAAATAGCTTGTCGTCTATTTTCTTTAACGCTTCTGAGTTTTCTTCTACCTTTTTACCAGTATTCATAATAGTTTCTCTTACGAGCTTGTCTTTTAAATCATACTCTGTTCTACTGATTTCTGGTTCAGGTAGTTTCTTAGCCTCCTCTATATCTGCCTGTAAGGCAAACCACATTCCTATAAGGGTGGATAATCCTACCCCTATAGCAACAAGTGTCTTTATACTTACTTCAAATTTACTGTCTTCGCTTAATTCTTTGCTCATTTTAGTTTCTTAGTTTTTTGAATAGTATATACTATCGTGCAGATTAGAAGTATAATTTTAAGCCATACCTCAACCTCAGTTAATGATACTACAAAAGCTATTGAGTTTATAAGGTATATCTTCATATCTGCAAAATCCATAGCGTTATTCTTTATCTTCTTTTATTTCCTCGTAAGAACCGTCTTTTAAGTTGATATTGATTTTACCATACTTATCTTCAAGTTCTTTTTTTACTTTGTTAGATTCTTCTCTAACTTGACCTAAAGCGTGTAGTAGATTATGCTTTTGCTCATCTAATGTACCTAAGTCGTGTTTAATAGCAGAAACTTTTTTTTCTGATTCTAACAATGATTCTAATTCTTCTTTACTAATTTTTGACATTTTATTAAATTTATAGTTATATTCAAATATACTAATTATTTATCTGTTGTTTTAAACTTTCTATCTCTGCTTTTAGTTCTTGTATAGCACCTACTAATAATGGCACTAACTTTGATTGGTCGATACCTTGATAATCTGGCACTTCTCTTGTACCCATTACCTTTTCAGACACTAATACTTTTTCAGTCCATTCTTCTTTAGCTTCTGTTACAAGAACTTCTTCAGTATATGCCTCTACAGCTTCTACAATTATATTTCCTTCATCATCTAATTCTTCTTCTACAGCAGGATGTTCTACAGTTTCATAAACTGCTTCTTCAGCAGGATGAACAACATCTTCATAAACAGCAGGACTTACTTCGTATTCTTCAGTACGCATAGCATCTTTTTCTCCTGTAATAGCTTCAGGCACTATTTCTTGTACTTCGTGAGCTAAGAATCCATCTACTGTTTTATCTGCATCTGCTATAAAGTTAAATCTACTTGGTTTTAATTGACTTACTCTATCTAAAGCACCAGTCATTTCTACTACATTTTCTTTTAGTCTATAATCAGAAGATGTTGTAAATGCTGTAGCTGAACCATTTGTGCTAATACTACCAACAAAGCCATTAGGATTATGAAATTCATTATGATATTGTAATGTAGAATCTGATGTTCCAGATTTTGTAGCTATACAATTTGGATTAATTTCAAACATTTTTACTCGTGAACTTGAAGCAAATGAAGTATTACCAATAAAAACATTCCCCCCAGATGTTATACGCATTCTTTCTGGACCTCCTGTACCAGTATAAATAACAATATCAGAATCGTTTGCATTATATATAATACCATTACCTGTAGTATCACCTCCTGCTATTCCGATATAGAAATTTTCATTATAATCATTTTTAAATCTGATATTAGTACCTTGATTTGTTCCTGTTTTCTTTAAATCTAAAATTGTATTAGCACCAGTTAAATTAGTCGTTCCTATTCCTACGTTTCCTGATGAATCTATACGCATTCTTTCTGAACCGTTAGTACGAACTCTAAATTCTTCAGATGCTTCAATAGATAATTCTCCTGTTGTGCCTCCTGTATATATATAATTGTTATGTGATGTATTTGATAATACTAAAGAAGCACCATTACCTGCTTTAATTTGCATTCCCTTATATAAACCTCCTGCGGTTATAGGCGAATCAGTTCCTATCCCTACGTTTCCTGAACCATCTATTGTTACATTTGTTGTTCCACCATCTCTAAATCTAATAGGAACACCACTTGGAGCATTAAAATTAAATGCACCACCAACCATATTAATATATCCAGTTTGTGAACTTGCGCTTCTTATAATACCTATACCGCTATCAAAACTACTATCTTGTGAGTCTTTTACTTGTAATCTTGAAGAAGGCGAAGTAGTTCCAATTCCTACATTTCCTGCATTTGTTACATTAAAAGCACTTGAATTACCACCAGTAGCAACTTTAATTGCATAATAGTCATTTCCACTTCCAGTTGTAGTTATATGTAATCCATCTGAACTTGTGTTTTGTCCTAATAACTTTAACATTGGATAATTAGCGCTAACACCTGTACTCTGTCCTTTAATACTTAAATTTGCTGTATTTGGATTTGTATCATTAATTCCTACGTTTCCTGAACTATCGATAACCAATTTATCAGATGCATTTATACCAAATTTCATTTTGTTATCACTATGTTGATAAGCAATATATCCAGCATATTCAGCAGCACCACTCGTTCCATCTGCAAAATGTAAAGCACCTGTACTTGCTGTTCCAGTTGCTATTGTAATACCGTGATTACTACTTCCTCCAACTACTAAATCATTTGCAGTAGCATAATAATCAGATGGGTTTGTTACTCCAATTCCTACGTTTCCATCAACAGTTAAATTATCATCAATAGTTGTAGATTTATCTACATAAAAAGCTGTATCTGTAAAGTATGCAACTTCAGCTTCTAATATAGATATAGAAACTTTACTTTGTGCAAAATTAGTTAGCGTATCGGTATTATGGTCATAACCAATAAAACCGCCATTTGTTGCAATAGCTCCTGTTGAATCTTTAAATTCTATATAAGCTGCATCTGTAGTTCCACTAACTAAAGTCATTCCACTTCCGTCAGGTACGCTTATAACTAACTCATCAGCAGTATAATCAGAAGGATTAGTTAATCCTATACCAACAGAATCTTCTGAGGCATCTACAAATAAAGTATCTGTGTCTACTATTAAATCTGAAGTGATATTTGCTTCTCCATAGACATCTAATGGGTATGCAGGAGTATTATTTCTTATTCCTAATTTTCCAGTTGAAGCGTCCACAGTAAGAGTATCAAATAAATTTGTGTATGTAGCATCAACTGCAAAATCTTTTCTTGTATATATTCGAGAACCTATACTTAAACTACCTGCTCCTAATCCTGCTCCTGCTACACCAATCTCAAAAGCATCTCCAACGTGAGTATAAGAAATAAAACCTCCATTTGCACTACTACTTGATTCAGCATCTTGAAAGAATAAGTGACCATAAGCTAAACTACTTGAATATATTGTTAATCCTCTATTGCTTGTACCATCTCCAATTATCAAATCTTTAGCATCACTTGTAAATCCTGAAGGACTTGCATTGTTTATACCTACTTGACTATTAGTTGAATCTACAAATAAAGTATCTGTATTAACAATTAAGTCTGCTGAAAATGTAGCATTTTGAGAGGTATCTATAGTTAATGCAGTAGAACCATTAGTACTAACAATTAAATCAGTAGCTGTTGAATCGTATTTTATACTTGGTCTTGCAGCACCATCACCAAATACTAACGGTATATCGTCGTTCAATTGAGCTGTAACGCTTATAACATTTCTATTGATATTACCATCTATTCTAAAATATTCAGTAATATCTCCAATACCATTATCACTTTTGAATATTATCTTTTTATCGTCACTATTGTTTTGTAGGATTAACTCTCCATTTATATTGTCAATATAACCATCTGTACCATCGTGATACATTTCTAAGTCAGAATCAGTACCAAAGTTTACTTTCTGACCGTCTTCCATTATAATATCATTAGCTCCTGAAGTATTCCCATTAGCTAATACTTCACTAAGCGTATCGTATAACCCTACTTGATTGTCTACATAAGCAGTAGTTGCTACCTTAGTTGAATTATCGTTTGCACTTTGAGTAGTAGCTGTAGTAGTAGATGCAATTACACCAGTTAAAGTACCTTCTAAATCACCAATTAAAGTAGCTACAGCATATCCTGTTCCTCCTGTGTTTACTGTTGTAGTAGGTTCGTCTTCTAATCCTTTAAATAACCTGTATTTACCTGTTAGAGCTTCTCTAAACAGTCCTGAGTATAGTGTAGTACCTGAAGGAGTATATTTCCCATAAAAACCTATGTCAACTGCATCTGTAGAGGTGTTATTGTTTGCCAGTACAATTAAAGGGTCTTTTACTGTTAATGTATCTGTTCCTACTGTTGTAGTGCTTCCTTCAACTACTAAGTTTCCAATTACTGTTAGATTGCTACCTATTTTAGCATCTCCAAAGACGTGAAGATTTAATCCTGATTCTGGTGTTACTCCTATTCCTACTTGTGTTGTAGATACAAACATAGGTGAGTTATTACCAAAACCATCAGTTAATTGTTTAGCTGAAGTTGTTATGTTTCCATTATCAGAGAACTTTACAAGCGACTGATAAGTATCTTTTATTTTATTTCCTGAAAGTGTAGCCATTATTCAAAACAAGTTGGTTGTGAATCAATATGTAAAGTACTCTCGTTTGCTGTATCACCCCATTCAGTGCTACAGTATATCTTTGCCCAGTCTATTGTGTTTGCCATCTTTGTTTAATTTTTGTAAGAAAGTATCTAATTTAACTACATTACTTTCTTTTGGTTTATATGTTTTTATCTTTTTATCTCTCATTAAAGTACCCAAGAATTAAAATTAACATCTTTATCAGGGTACATTTCTCCATTTGTAGAAGAAACGTATTCTGGGTATAAAGTGCTATTATAATCCATGTAGTCAACAAATCTTCTAGTATAGAACTCTGCTGTTTCAGTAACTTTTGCTAACATCATTCTCATTTCTTCTAAAGAAATAGTTTCTGAGTTTTCACTTCTATGTTTAAATACACCTCCATTGCTAATTTGATACATAGCAAAAGGTAAATAAGAACTTTGTGTAAACCAAGTAAGCATAGGTTTTACATAATCGTCTAATAATAACTTGTAATCAGCATTACCAGAATCACCTATAGTTCCATTTAATACTAAGGTTTGTAATTTATTATAAAGTAATCCTCCTAAATAGTTTTGAATGTGTGTATCTTGAGCTACTTCAATAAACTGTATAAGTTTATCAGCATCTACATTACCATCTATTATAGATTTTCTTTTTAAGTCGTTTATTGTTATAAAGAGTGCTTTCTGTGCCATAATTATTTAGTTTTTGGGTAAGCACCTCTGTTTGGCATATCTACTGGTCTAACTTCGACTTCTTTAGGGTTTTTAGGCTCCTTAAATCCATCTTTTACAGCATCTGAAGCTTCAACTTCGGCATTTGGTGTTACTTTCTTTTTATATACTCTTCTTTCCCAGAAATGGTGACAGTTTTTTCCTCCTTTATACTTAAATAAGTTGTATCTTTTCTTATTATGTCCTAATTCACTGTTTAAACCTCTAAAAGACATAAGAGTAATGTCTTCTTTTCTAAATACTAGATTTTTTGTCGTAAGTGCTTCTAGTTTTTTACAAAATACTCTGCTATTTTCTGAATTTCTTACTGGACCATAAGAATATCTTATTTTATATCCAGAATTGTCTTGACTTGACCTTTTATCAGGATTAGCATCGTCTTCTGTAACACTTAATTTAGTTAAATCAAACTCTTCATTGTCATCTTTTACTGCTTCAGTATGTACAAGCTCCCATTCATCAGAAACAACCTCTCCTAATACTTTTAATTGAGTGTATAAGTCTTCTGCACCTTCATCTGATAAATCTAATTCTTCTTGTGAGCTTAATTTCTCTCCTGTTTCTTCCTCTCTCTTAACTTTAGTAGAAATGTTATCTAATTCTGTAAATTCTATTGGTTGTAGAGTTACAAAGTATAAGCTTAAGTATATTTTGTTAAATGCAAGTATTTCATCTAAACCATCTATAATATTTTGTTGAAATGGTCTAATTACTATGTTATCCATAAGGATAGAAGCAGTTCTAAGCTCTTCTGCATTGTTTCCAAACCCTGTATTGTCTTTTATACCTAATAATATAGGAGAAACAATACCATGACCAAGCATTATCTTTTCTCTACTTTCGTCAGCCAAGAACTGATACTGTGCATGAGCGTCTGGTAAGTGAATAGGTTGTAAATCTGCTTGAGTTTCTGTAGACTCATTAAAAGTAAGTATGAATTTACCTGCATTTGAAGAGCCACTAAACTTATCATATATTTTGTGTTCAATAAGCTCTTGAGTTTCTTCGTTAGGTACTCCATTGTTAAAGTTTATTAATAAAGAAGGCTGTAATCCATTTTTTATGTTATTTATATGGTAATTACTCACTTCTTCTTCTAATTCTGCATATTGTAAGCAAGATTGATAATCCACTGGAGAATAATAGTAAAATCCTGACCTATATGGCTTAAATACATATATTTCTATAACTTCTCTTTTAGAACCATTACCAAAAGAAGGTATTCTTTTAGGTTTGTCACTAGGTTTTATATCAGACCATTTAGGATGGTAGTAATAACCTTCTATTTGACCATTTTTAGCTTTTTCTGCTCTAAGAGTTTCCATAGGAAAGTGTAATACCTTCACAATGGCTGTTTTCTGCTTGTTATAGACCACTTGAACAGCAGCTTGACCTAACATCTTATAATCGTTGACAACACGCCTTAAATCCTTTTGTTTTAAGAGCATTTTCATCTTAGCATACATCTCAGGCTTTATTTCACTGTCTGTAGCTTCTAGTCCTCTACCATAAATCATATCTACAATACCATTTATACATCTAGCATTTGTAGGACTTCCTAAGTATTTGTCTATAAGTTCATCAAAGTAGTCATTATTCTCTCCGTACTGAACCCATTGTTTTCCGTAGACTTCTTTTATTTCTGGTATCTCATAACCAGATAAATTGACTACTCTAATATTTTTGTTTTCCATATTATATTACTATATATTCGTCTTCAGTACCTGCTCCATATTGAGTGTACTTGTTTTCATTTAATGTGTGTATTACTTCATCGTTTGTTTGAGAAGTAACATAAGCTTTATCTCTATACCATAATTCTCCACTTTTACTAAACTGTAAATAATAAGCAGATTCAGCTTTCAATATTGTAGAAGCTAATGATACAGAAACAAAGTTTCCATTATCAGAAGCCGTAAGGTCTGTTAATGTTTCGCTTTTGTTAGTTCCATCTTCTGTTATAGTAAGATTGATACTTGACAAAGACGCTTTGTCTCTAGGGATTATGTTAATCGTTTGAGAATCTGTATTTGGAAGTAATCTTATCATAATAAGATAACTGAAAAGTATTGATTTTGTTTTATATAGAAAAAGGGGCAAAAGCCCCTTTATATCTATTATGTTTAAGAGTATACTATGTTTAAGAGTTTACAACAGTAAATCCAACAGTAGCAGGGTCAGACTCCAAGAAATTAGCTGGAGCTTTTTCCATTCCTGTTAAAGTTAAAGTATAACCACTTAAGTCTCCCATAGCACCACCTGTTACGATAGTACCACCAGAAACATCCATACCATGCTCTATACCTGCTAAGAAGTAATTTCCATTATTGTCTTTTATTATGACATGAGGTCTATTAAAAGATAATAATTTTAATTCTTTATGGTCAGCAATTGTTAGCTTATGTAAAGTAAGCTCAAGAACTTGTTCAAAAGCAGTAGTTCCATTTTCTCTACTTGCTTGAATGTTTTGAGTAAAAGAAGAAGTTCCTTTTATGTCATATTCGTATGCAGATGGAGTTCCAGTGATTGACTCTATGGCATCTGTGTTAGTTGTGTCAAACGTAATGTTTGAGTATAACGAACTGTCATAATTGACGAAGTAAACTTTATCTAACCCACCAACACTGTCTTTACAAGGTTCTGTTCTATATAGTGATAAATTACAAGACATATTATTAGTTTTTAAAAGTTAGTATTAAAAGGGTGAGTGGTTAAACCCACCCTTTATTTATTATTATTAAGCGTTTACTCTGTATACGATATCTCCTCCGATTCCGTATTGAACTCCACTTGTAAACCTCATGATTACTCTTACATTTTGAGAACCATCTAGGTCAGACATATCAATAACTTTTACTTCGTTGTGGTCAGATAAAAGACCTGTACCAAAGTATAAGTTAGATTTTTCAGCAGCAACAGCAGTGTCATCAGCAAGTCCGTTAGCAACAAATAGTTTTACACCATCGAAGCTTAATGAACCATTGTTCCACCATTGAGTTCCTTGAGCATTTACACCGTTTGCACCTAATCCAGAAGCACCAAATCCTCCTAAAGCTCTTACATAAGCTCTAGCGATGTTTTGAGATACATAGATGTACATATCTTCTTGTCCGTATAGAGTAGAAGGAATTGCATCTACGATAGAACCTAATTCAGAAACTACGTTAGAAGCAGTAATTGCAGAACCAGTTACATCAATAACATCAGAATCAGCAGCTAATAAAGTAGAGAATCCATCAAATTCACCAGCGTTAGCGTTAACACCTTGCCAGATATTTTGCTCAGTTTTCTCAGCAACTTTAGCAGCAACGTGGCTTATTAAGAAATCACTGAATTTTGGAGGTAATTTGTCAAATGTAGAATATCCCATTTGTACAGCTTCCCAGTCAGAACGGAAGTCTTTTTTACATAGTTCAACATTAACTTGGAACTCTTCTGGTTGAAGGATTCTTTCAGTTAATGTAACTGTGCCTGTGTCAGCAAAGTCACAAGAAGCGTTAGCAATAAGTCCACTTGTAGAGACTTTCTTGATTACTTCTTTAAACTTTACATTAGGTTTTACTGAAATTCCACCATTTTCTATAGTAGAACCAGATAATAATGCAGCAGAAATATACTTTCCAGCAAATTCTCCAGCATAAGTACTTGTAATTGAAGTTGTAGTAGCCATTTTTTATTATTTTAGTTTTTGGTTTATTATGATATTTTGTTTAACACTCTATCCATTATTGTCTGAGGTCTACTTTGACCGTACAAATGAACATTGTTTTTTTCTACGTTAGACTCAGGAGAGTGAGCAATAGGCTCTACTTCTGATTCTTGTGAAGATAATTCCACTTCACCTTCTTCTGATACTTCTTCAGAACTCAATTCTTCAGGAACTTCAGGTGATTTCTCATCACTCATTGATTCCATTAATTGGTCGTACATTGCTTTTACTTCAGCAATAGCTTTAGAAAGTTCTTCTTTAGTAGCGTATAAATCTTCTTTTTCAATTTCCTCTACAGGAATTTCATCAGAAACTTCATCCTTTACTTCTTCGATAACTTCTTCAGCTAATTGTACATCTTCTTTTACTTCTATCTCTTCGACTTTTTCTTCAGTCTCAGATAGTAAGATTTTCTTAAATTTTTCTACGATGTCGGTAGCTTTCATATATTATTGATTTAAATTAATAGTATAACTTGATAACCTCAAGTGTTTCTTTCTGTTGTATTTTTATGCTTTCTTTTGTATTATAAACCATTCAACACCATCTGACCATACTTGTATGCCTTCATAAGTTATGTTTATGACATAAGCATCTGTAGAGCCATCTAAAGTATCGGAACCTGTAGGAGTTAAGTTTACTCTTGTTGAAACTGCGAATCCTCCATTAGAAATAAACCTCATTAATCTATTTGTATTGTCTGCTGCTGGAGGTAAATTTAATGTTGCATTACCTGCACCACCAGACCAAGTTAATCTAATAAGCATAGATTTATAATAAGTTGAATCTGATAAGTTAACAGTAGAACCATCACTCATAGTAATATTAGTAGGAATTAAATAATTCTCTAATTGATATACTTCAGCTTTTTTAGTTTCGCTTCCTTCTACTACAGCAAGTAAATCATCTTCTTGTATAGTTGTTATTGCATTTAATTGTGATATTTTTTTTGCCATTTTTTATACTTTTATATTATTACCGTTTTCTTGTTGTAAATAAGCTCCTGATTCAGTAAGCAATAAATCTTCTCCATACAAAGAACCTACCCCTTGAGCCTGTAAAGAACCATCACAACATTTTCTTGAGTAAGTTCCGTCTTTACACAAACAACCTCTTCTTGAAGAACGAGGACTTGTTCTGCTTGGTGTCTTTTTATATTTTCTTCTCATTATTTCTTTTTAACACAATTAGGTCTTCTTTTACCGTCTATCATTTGCCATCCTTTTTGTTCATAGCCATCCCAACAAGGACTCTTGCTAGTTTTACCTGCTTCTACTGAATGTGATTCACAAGGCATATACCACATCTTTCCTTCATATTCGTGTTCGTGGTAAGAGTTACACCCCAAATCTTTAGCCATTTCTATAGCCTTCTCTTTTGTAGAATATGCTAATCTATCGTCTATTATAGCATAGTCTTCATTAATTTTCATTGAGGCTAAACTTAAAGAAGTTATTGGTTCTATTTCTCTATCTATTTCTTTTATCTTTTTAGAAGCCCAATTAATACCTGCGTCTCCTCCCCAAGCATCCCAAAGTAACTTTCCACAACCTTTTTCATAAGAAACGTTTTTATCTCTTCTAAATCTAACATAAGAAGCCATTTGAGATATTAAACATCTTGATATAGGTTCTTTTTTAGCCAACATTCTAGCAAATTGCCAACCTGCTTTTGTTCCGCATTGTATTTTATTATCTATCTTATATTTTAAAGCTTTTAAAGCATTTTTATGTGCTTTATCAGGATAGTCACTAAATTTATCTTCAGATAAAGTCAGGTTATTACATTCTAAAGCATCTTGTAACTCTAATTCTAATTCATCTATTTCAGACATTTTCTTTTTATCTATTTGCTTTAGTTTAGATATAGCCCAATTGATACCAGCAGAACCTCCCCAAGCATCCCACATTATTCCTCCACACCCTTCTGTGTAAGGTACATCTTTATTCTGTTGATGTCTTTTAAATGAAGCCATTCTAGCAATCGTGGACCTTGTGATTTTTTGTTTATTAGCTAACTGTGAAGCTCTTCTCCAACCTACAGAAGTTCCACAAGAACTGCCATTTTCTTCTTTGTATTTTAAAGCTCTCTTTGCATTGTTTACCGCACCTTGTGGATAGTCGTTATAAGATTCTAATTCTACTTGTTGTGAATCTAAGAATGCTTCTTCTATTTCATATAATTTAGATAAAGCTTCGATTTCATCAAAGTCTTCCTCTACATTTTCTCTTGGTCTTTCATCTAGTTTGTCAGCAAAGAAACCTTCTATAGAGAATCCTTTTACTTTACCTTCTTTTACAAAGTCATTCCATATTTCATCATTGTTAACTTTTACAGAAACCATCCAAGTACCTACAGGTAAATTAAATCCATACTTTCTTGATTTATCTTTCTTTTTATCTTCAATAATCCAAGATTCTACAACAGATAATCCATTGAGTTTAACGTCATGTTCTAAAGTTGAATTGTTTTGTTTACCTCTTGACAAAAATAGTTCAGATGCTTTTCTTACTGTTTCCTCACTAAAAAATATATTATATTCTTGCTCTCCATTATTTCTGTATATCTTTTTGTTAGGTATAAGAGCAGCTCCCATAAGGATTCTTTTCTCTTTGTCTACTTCAGCAAGTTGCACTTGTTGTTTCTTTAATGCAATAAAATCTTCTTCTATTGCTGGATTCTCGACAACGCTTATAGCTTCTATTCCACTAAATTCGTTCTCTTCATCAATATATAGTTCTATTGTTTTCATAATATGGTAACTTTTATATTTGTATTTTGTTTTATTTATCCTATTGCAGATTCTGTTAATGTTTTTCTATCTAATTCTTGAGCAGATGTAACGTCTCCACTAACAACATAAGCCCTGAAAGGTCTATCTTGAGCAGATGTAACTGCTTGTGCAACTTGACTACCTGCACCTTGACCTACTACGTTGAAATCTGGAGCAGAGACAGACATACTAGCTCCTGCACCACCTTCAGCAGCAGCAACAGGAAGTTTAGTAGACATTATTTCTCTTACTTGTTGCATACCAAATACTCCAGTAGCAACCGCTTGTGCAATATTCCAAGGACCATAAGGTTTAGCTCCTAATGCAGCAGTAATAGCTTCTTTAGTATTCATTATAGCCATAGCAACCGCAACTGCTTTACCTACAGCAGAACCTTCTCCAGCAATTCCAATAATAGCTTGACTTACTTGATTAGCTATCGCAAGTTTTGTTTTCTCTTCTTTCTCTTTAAACTTAGTCTTTTGTCTTTCAGAAGCATTTACGGCTTGTTCTTCTTCTATTAAAAGGTCTCCATAAAACTCATCATTTTCTATTCTTTTTTGTTTTTCTATATCAAGAGCATCAAGTTTGTTTTTTAACTTCTCATCTTCTAACTTTCTTTCAATATCTATTTTATCTAATTCATTAGTAGCCATAGAAGCTTCAAAGCTTAATACAGCTTCTCTTTCTTTTGCATTTAATTGCATAGCTAAATCAAATTGTTTAACTATAGCATCTGCTATTATTTGAGTCTTTTTATCTTGTGTTTCTTTTGTTAATTGTATTTCGTATTGAGATAAAGAAGTTTGTGACCTTGCTATAGCTTCATTTGCTTTTTCTACTGCTTTAGCTCTGTCTTTTGGGTCTTTTATCGCATTAGCTCTTGCTAACTCTCTTTCTTTATATTCATCAAACTTTATTTGAGCTAATTTCTTTTGTAATTCTTCTTCTTGCTCTAATCTAACAAATTGACTTTTGGTTATTTTTTTATTTACTTTATCTTGAGATTTTAATATATCATCAGCAAAAGACAATTCTTTAGCAACAAAATCTTTTTTTGCTTTTCTAATCTTTTTTTCCTTCTCTTCATTAATTTCTGGTATTACTCCTATTTGTTCTAATTTCTTAATATACTCGTCATTTTGCTTGTCAATGTTATCTAAAGCCTTTCCTTGATTTTCTATTCCTTTTGTAACTATATCTACAGATGTAGAGCCTATTCTTCCATAATTTTTAATGGCAGAGATTATAACATCAAAGGTTCCAATTTGTTCGTCTAATTCTTGATTCTCTATTTTTAACTGTTCTTGATAGTTATTTTGTATTGAAACTATTAAAGCCTGAGCCTTTGCTTTTTGTTTAATTGCTTCAATGTATAAAAGTGTTTTATTTCTAGAGTCTTCAGTTAACCTTCCTTCTTCATCTATTTGAATATTTAAGTCTTTATGTTCTTCGTTAATTTCTTCAACCAGTTCCCTTTTTTCATTTAAAGAAATATTACTATCATCTAATATTTTTACATAAGCTTGAAGAGAAGAAGATTGTTTGGAAAATGTGTTGTCAAGGTTTTTGACGTTGTCATCTGCTTTTTTGGTTTCTCTACTAAAGTACTCTAATGCCGCAACAGCCGCCTGAAAAACAAACAAAACACCAAGAGGACCCACAAATTGTTTTCCCATTACTTTTAATGCGTTTGTAAAACCTCCTGTTCTTGCAATTAATATTGCAAACAAACTTCCTAATTGAGAAATATTATTTGCCATACCTTGAATACCATATCCAGCATCAGAAACAGTTCTACCAAGTTCGTTTACCGCAGCACCTGCTAAACCAGTAGCATCAGCTAAAGGACTTACTCCTTTTTTAGTTGTGTCTCTTATTGTGTTTCCAAGTTTTTTAAAAGCTGTATCTGATTTTACAAAGCCTTTTGTTAAGCCATCTATAGCTATTTTTCCCTCAGTAGTGTCAACCTTAATAGTAAATATTTTTATAGTATTATCAGCCATTGTTGTATGTGTTTCGTTTTATACTCTTTTTTATTTCTTTCCAAGTTCTTGGAGATTTATATTTTCCTTTTGCTATATCTATATCTTCATCATATATATACCAATCAGAAGCATTCAGTAAATCTATTATATTTTTTATCATAATTTTATTAATAATTCTAAATCGCTTTTACCATCCTTTAAATTTGTACTTATTGAATTTATTGTAAACTCTCTGTCTTGTATAACAAGGACATCATTTAACCTATAATTAATTAAAAAGTCAGAAGGGAATTTAGCTTTTAACTTATATGTCCTTTTATATTGATTGAAGACATCTGTTATATATGTTTCATAGAACTTCTTAAATAATGAGTTAGTAAAGCCACTATCACTATAATCAGTTAGGTTCCATTCATCAATTTCATTACTAAAGTTTATTGTATAATCTGGAGCCGTAGAAACTGAAGCACTTTCATTTGTATTAGAGGGTCTATGATATTGTGTTATTTCTGTAGGACTTCCGTCTGAAATCCATTTAATTCCTTTTCCAGCACTTATAGTTTCTTGTACAGCGTAAAAAACCAAAGATTTGGTTAGCACTGGAGAATAATCTCCTGTAGCTGGAGTTATATCTGTTTTTGGTTCAAAATCTCCATCTGCTGAATACCCCCACAGTATATCAGTTACATATGGAGCGGGAGATGAAATTGACGAATAAGGGCTTGTCCCTGTTTTATTAGCATCAATAAGTCTTTCAAACTTCATGTGTTCAAAAGGAGTTTCTACCTTATATATTTCTCCTCTGTTTATATTTTGAGGTTTATAAGTTTCGTCTCCAAAAATCTCGTTAAAAGTTTCTTGATGATTTATAGCTAACAGTGTACTAGGTTCTTCATGTTTAAATTCTAATTCTTTGAATTGAACAGAAGGAGATATGTCTGTATTAGATACATCAACATATTTTGTTATATTTATTTTCCCAGATGAAGGGTTGTTTACTGCATCAGAATAAAAATTATCTAAAGTATCTACATATATTTTGTCGTAATCAGGGTCACCAAAATCTTCAATATAGTAAGCAGTTAGATTAAACATTTTAAACAGCCCTGTAAGAAAATCAATAGTTTTTATTTTAGGAACATTTTCTGTTATAATTATGTTTTCTGTTGTGTTTATTGTGTCTCCACTTCCATTTATACTGTATTCAGTTGTTCCGTCTAATCCTGTAGTAATTCCTGTTATAGGATTTACACTGTATTGTTTTAATTCTAAAACAGGAGTAAAGCTTAATGTATCTTCAGATTCAATTATCCATTTTATTTGATAATTTACTTGTTGTGAACTAGCTAGTATATTTATTGTTAAATCTCTAAATGAAGATGCTGCAAAAAGAGCTTGTCCTAAAACATTTCCTGAGACATAATCTACTGCCTTAATTCTATAAGGAATACTTGTGTTGGCTCCTGAAGTTGAAACTTCTATTTTAGCTTCATATCTTTTATCAGGTCTACTTGAAACAACCCAACTATCATCTGTTACAATAAAACCTAAAAGACCAGAAACATATCCCCAATCTTTACATATCCTACTTAATATTTCTTCTTGATTTTCGTCTCCACCTATTTTGCCTTTATTCCTACTCAACCAGAGAAATAAATTTGCAAAAGGACTTCCTGAAGTTTCATTAAAGAAATCTCTTGTAAAAGATATATTATACTTTGTTTCTATTGCCTCAATAATAGTCATGCACTTTATAGCAGGTTTTAAATCTTCAAATGAAAGACCTATGCTATTGTTTGAATTATTGTAATATAAATTTCCGTTATATTCAGGACTAGATTGAGCAGAGTCATAATAGAACCTTTTAGTGTGAGATATTAAAGGATAAATTATTTTTCCAGAAAATAAACCACTTTGTAACCCTGTTTTTACGTTAGTATTACTGTAATCGTGACCATATTCATCTAAGTCACCTAGAAGGCTTAATTCGTCTTCTCCTAGTAAATCTTTTAAATTAACTGTATTTCCAAAGAATGTTATATTGTAAGAATGAACCATATTGTTTTTCATCTTTACAGAATTTAACAATATCTTTCCTCTTTTAAATGGCAAAAAATCTAGTTCTATTATAGCTTCTTTTTTATTTCTAGCATCAAAACCATTCTCAATAGACTCATTATAATAATGTTTAAATAATTTATTGTTTTCTTTTGAAGAAGGTAATGTAAATAATCTTGAAAAATCAGTAAATACTTTTCCTACATCTTTTATATCTTGTATTTGAGATTTAAGAACAACACTTTCATCATCGAACATATCAACTCTCTTGAAAACACCTTCGTCGTTTTTTATATATAATACTATTTTTTGCATTAAAGTATGTTATTTATTTTATCAAACGCATAATCAAATGATATTGTATAATTTACAAATCTATCATTAACTCCTTTCTTAAGCTCAAATGATTTGCTTTTTAAATTTATAGGTAAAACATTCGTTCCATCATCTACCCAAACTTGTTCACTGTTTAACAATTGTCTTATTACTTCATTGTATTCTTCACTTATAAAATCAGTACTTACACTTATAGATTCTCTTGAGTTTACCATGAATATTTTTTCTTGATGCTTATTTATAACATAAGAAGGTGTGCCTCCGTCATTATCTAAATCCAGTATGTTAGATTTGTAGTTTTCAGAAGTAACATTTATAGAGTTTGTGGATTTCTTGAAAAACCACATATTCTGTAATGCTCCAAACTTATTATAAAATATTATGTTTAATGGAGTATATTTAGCTTCCGCAACAGATATTAAATTTATTACTGTAGTTTGAGTTGGTGTATCTGGCGGAGCAGGACTAACAAAAGTAACCTTATCTCCTGTCGCTAAATTTTCAGTGTCTGTAATAATTATGTATTGAATCTTTTGGTCAGAGTCTCCACTATCTACTATCTGTATAGGACTAGTACCAGCACCCCACAGAACATCGTATTCATCCCAAAATTCATTTGCATCTTCCCAGTTTACACTGGCACCAGCAGCAGAGGTTAATGTCACATAAGATTGTGCTTCTGCAAATACAGGTATTTTAATGTCTTCTCCTGAATTAAAGTATACGTTTAGATTACTTTGTAATACTTGAGGTGTATATGAAGAAGCTGTTGGGTCTGTACTTGTTCTAGGATTAGTTGCCTCTTCAAAATATCCATAACCATCTAGAACTAAAAAAGCACTTGTTACAGTGTCTTGTCCTCCTACTTGAACTATGTTTCCGTCAGAATCATATATGGTAGTGTCTATATCAGTCCAAATGGTATCTGTTGAATAATTACCGTATTCTGTTTCAAGAAAATCTCTTACAAGTTCACTAACTTCAAAAACAACATAATTAGTGTCTCCCACTTCTTGTTTAGATAGAGTATATTTTAAATCTCCCGCTACTCTATCTGCATATTGACCAGTCCATATATAAATTTGAATTGTAGCTGAATTTAAACTTGAATCAGATACTTTAAAATAATACGGACTTCTTGAGTTTATTATTGTTGACATTTATTTTATTTTATTTGTTCTTTTAATATTTTTTCTAAATCTTGCTTATATGATTCAAATATTTCATCTCCCATTTGTTTTGATAGAGAGTTGTATACAAAGTCTATTATATTACTTCCTTTATACCCAAATCTTTTTATAGCTCCTCTACTCCCTATTGACCTAGCAATAACATAAGCTAAGCTTTTTAAATTATTAGGACTAGGAGAAACTACTTTTCCTTTTTTCTTTATAATTATGTTTTTTTTCTTAATCCAGTCCAAAATTCTAAAACTTCTTGGTGGCCATGGTGGCATCTTACCTGCTCTTCTACCCTCAGAAACTTGTTCTATATAATCTAAAGCCAATATTGAAAACTGATTTTCTAATGACAGGTCTGGTTTTATACTGTTTGCTAAATCGCCAGAAGCATAAGTCTTATCTTTTCTTAATTGACTTTTAAATTGAACAGTATATGCTTTTGCATATTTCTCTAAAGTTTCTTGTAGGTTATCGTAACTCATTAGCAGATGCTTATATCGTTAATCATACTTACATTAATCTCTATGCCCCATCCAGCTAATTCATTTTCATACCTATCTTTAAAGGGAGTTGCAGATGGTTCTCCTATAAGTTGTATCTTACTGTCAAATAAGCTACCCCTTCTAACCGACTGCACAATATCGTTCACTACTTGTAATTGAGTATTATAAACGTCTTGTAGGTTAGTGTTACCATAAAATATATCATCATCATACTTTTCTTTGTTATAGTCTACTATGTCTAAACATAATAGAGCTATAGTAAAGTTAATTACACTTCTTTCAAAGGTTACGTTTGTTATTGTAAGGTGGCTTAAAGGAAATATTGTTGTCTTGTTTAAGTCAACCTCTGTAATATCTCCAAAGGTTACAGAGAATACATTAGG